GTTTCAATAGGCGCGATCGGTGCGCCCAGGTGAATAGTGGAAATGAAATGAAATTTGAAACGGTAATTCATGTTGCGCTTTAATTGCGCATTATATGTTATTGATATTGTTTTTAATCTATCGGGCGGCCCGAAATGGCGATTATGAGCGATAAAATCACGGACATCAGCGAGATCCGCCGGCAGGTCGAGGCGCGGAAAGACGAAGAGGACAAGCGGCGCGGGGGCCCACCTCCTGGTGGCAGCGGGCCGCAAATCTCTTCGAAGTTTATCCGGGCATGCCTGCGGACAAACCAGCACGGCGACGGCGAGCTGTTCAAGGCGCTGTTCAGGGGCAAGTTCGTTTTCTGCAAGTCAATGGATGTCTGGCTGCGCTGGGCCGGGCACCACTGGGAGATCGACAAGATGGGCGCGGCCTCCGCAGCGGTCGAGGTGGTGGCCGAGACCTACGAGAAAGAGGCGGCCAGCATTAAGGCCGGCATGGCCGAGGTCAGCGACAAGGAGATGGTTAAGGGCCTGAATGCCCTTATCGAGAACCTGGAAAAGCGGGCCAACCAACTGCGCGGCGACAGCCGGCGGCAGTTCTGCCTGAAGTTCTCGCATACCTCGGACGATCCGCTGGCCATCGATGGCGCCGAGCTGGACGCCAGGCCGTGGCTGCTGCCGTGCGCCAACGGCGTGATAGAGCTGCGCACAGGCAAGTTCCGCCCAGGACGGCCGGACGATTTCTTGCTAAAGGCTTCGCCGGTGGAATGGAGGGGGCTGGAAGCGGCGCGGGACGTTTGGGTGGGGGCGCTTACCGAGATCATGGCCGGCGATACGGATATGGTGGCTTTTCTCCAGCGGTTGTTCGGCCTGTCGATCATCGGCAAGGTGATCGAAAAGGTTTTCCCGGTGCTCACGGGCCCGGGTGGCGACAACGGCAAGACCACATTGATTGAGGGCGTGTCGTATGCCCTGGGGCCGATGGCCGGCCCGATACCGTCTGAGATGCTGGTGGCCGGGCAGCGGTCAAACAGCTCGGGGCCGTCGCCTGACATCATGAGCCTTAAAGGGTTGCGGGTGGCGTATGCCTCCGAGACCGAGGATGGCGCCAAGGTATCGGCGGCCCGGGTGAAGCTGCTCACTGGCAAGGACAGTCTGACCGGCCGCTGGCCCAACGACAAGTTTCCCATCACCTTCGAGCCCTGCCATACCCTCTTCCTTTTGTCCAACTTCAAGCCGCGGGCAGACAGCCAGGACAAGGCCTTCTGGTCGCGCATGGTCAACATCCCATTCACGATGCGCTTTCTTAAAAACCGGCCGCCATCGGCTGAAAACGAACGGCCGGCAGATCCGCACCTGGACGAAAAGCTAAAAGAGCAGGCCTCCGGCATACTGGCATGGCTGGTCGAAGGTTGCCTTGCCTGGCAGGCCAAGGGGTTGGAGATACCGATCAAGGTACGCCAGGAGGGCGAAGATTACCAAAGCGGCGAAGACGACATGGGGGCCTTCGTCGAATACTGCTGTTTGGTCGGCGATGCGAAAAGCGGCGCCGGCGCCACAGAGCTTTATGAACTGTTTTGCAGGTGGTGGAAGCGGTTTGTCGGAAATTTTCCGCCCAAGCAAAAGAAGCTGGGGTCATACCTGCGCGAGCGCTTCAGGTTCGAGAAGACCGGCGGACTGTTCCGATATTACGGCATCGAGATCAACCCGGCCATCTCCTGGGAACTGAACCCGGACAAGGATAAAGACGATGGGAAAAGACCTTGGGACCATTGATTTAGAATGGTCCTGGCAATGGTCCAGAAAGAAAAACGAGCAAAAACAGCTTGATGGGATAGCCGTGGACCATTAGGACCATTTTAGGGATGAACATTCATATATATTTTTTCTCTTAAATTAAAATCAATTTATATGTAGGAAAAAGGTCCCAATGGTCCAGATAGTTGAAAGCAAAAGAAAAAAGTTCAGGACCATTGATAGGACCATCGAAAAAGCACGGTCCAATGGTCAAGAGGCGATGAAAACATGGACATTTTGACGGCGGTGAAGTCCAAGGGGCTCCAGATGAAGCGCGTTGCGACCACCAATGGCGGCGAGTGGGCCGGCCCATGCCCGGTTTGTGCCGGCAATGACCGCTTTAGGGTGTGGCCGCAAAAGGAAAAAGGTGGTGGATTCTACTGCAGACAGTGCGACAAGGCCGGCGATCTGATCGAGTTTTACAAGTGGGCCGACAAAATGAGCTATGGCCAGGCGTGCGAAGCGGCCGGCATGGATGCCAAAAAGTATGATGACCGCTACGCAAAGCCCACCTTGCCGAAGTCTGACCGCCAGGCCTTTGTGCCTCGGGATTACGCGGATCCTGCCGAGGTGTGGCGCGAGCATGCCGAAAAGTTTGTGGCCGCATGCCATGCCGAGCTGATGAATAACGCCGCGGCGCTGGCCAGGCTCGAGCAAAGCCGCGGCATCACCACCGCGACCGTCGAGCGTTTCAAGCTGGGCATGAACCTGGATCAAGCCTTTTACCGGCCGCGCGTTTCCTGGGGATTGCCGGAAGAGATCAAGGAAAACGGAAAGCCCAAAAAGCTGTGGATACCGCGCGGGCTGGTGATCCCCTTTTATGATGACGGCAAACTGATGCGCGTTCGGGTGCGCCGGCCCAAGGAGGATCTGCGCAGTGCCGCCGACCCCCGCTATTACTTTGTGCCCGGGTCATCGGCGGCCATCATGCGGTGCGGCGATCGGCGCCGAGCGTATGTGGTGGTCGAGTCCGATCTTGATTTTGCTCTGGTGGCGCAAGAGGCCGGCGAGCTGGCGGGGGTGTTGTCGATGGGCACCTCTTCCGCAAAACCGGATGCGGCCTGCCATGACCATTTGTCGCGGGCGGATGTGATTCTGGTGGCCATCGATTTTGATGAGGCCGGCGCCAAGGCCTGGGAGTGGTGGCGCGACAACTACCCGGCGGCCGAGCGTTGGCCGGTTCCGGCCGGAAAAGACCCCGGGGAGATGTTCCGCGATGTGGATGTGCGTGCCTGGGTGGTGGCGGGTTTGCCGTCCGGGTGGGCTTTGGACCGTGCCGATTTGTCCAGTGGGGCCTCGAGGGGGGTGGGACAGGTTGTTGATGCCGGTTCGGTGGATGTGGCGCCCGCCGCTGGTGCCGCTACCGTGGAAGAGGCCAGAGAGGCGCATCCTGCTGATTTAGGCTTGCCGCAAAGCGTGCTCGCCCTCGGGTCTATGCTCAAACGCTATCCGGTGGTGGTGCATGTCACCGATAGCCGGTTGGCGATCCAGGAAAAAAAGGGTTGGAACAATTGGGACGCATCCAAAGAGATCAGTAAGCTGGTTTATTTCGATGCGGATTGTTTCGCCTATCTGCACGGCCTGGGCGTTGAGATGGTGAATGGGAAGAACTTTTTCGGTTAAAATAGGTTAAGCGATGGAGATGAGCGAAGAGGAAAGAAAGATAAAAAAACGTGAGAGAGATCGGCGTTATTATGAGTCCAACGCTGAAAAAGTGCGTGAGCGCAAGCGCCGCTATCGAGAGGACAACGCTGAAAAGATACTTGCTAGCAAGCGCCGCTATCGAGAGGCCAACTCTGAAAAGGTGCGTGAGAGCAAGCGCCGCTATTATGAGGCCAACGCTGAAAAGATACTTGCGAGCAAACGCCGCTATTATGAGGCCAACGCTGAAATGATACGTGAGAGAGATCGGCGTTATTATGAGGCCAACGCTAAAAAGGTGCGCGAGATCAATCGCCGCTATCGAGAGGCCAACGCTGAAAAGGTGCGCGAGAGAGATAGGCGTTATTATGAGGCCAACGCTGAAAAAGTTCGTGAGCGCAAGCGCCGCTATCGAGAGGCCAACTCTGAAAAGGTGCGCGAGATCAATCGCCGCTATTATGAGGCCAACGCTGAAAAGATACTTGCGAGCAAACGCCGCTATCGAGAGGCCAACTCTGAAATGATACGGGAGATCAATCGCCGCTATTATTTCAAAAATAACAAATCAAAATTCAATCTTTCAATGAACCGCATAGGTTCTCAACTGTCTTCGATGTTACGAACCCATAGAAAAGGAGCATGAAAAATGGAAAACGCTGAAATGGCAAATGAAAAAACATGTGAGATCGTAGAAAAATCCCACCTTTCCCTGGTCGGCGTCAAGCCGATCAGGGTCAACGCCCTGGATCTATCGACGGTGGACACGGCCAAGCTGTACGACATGCTGGCCGATGCCCTGGAGATGACGGCCGAATCGCTGGTTTATTTGGGGTCTGTGGTGCGCGAGCTGGAGCTGCGCGGCGAAGATGTCTCTTATTTGCGCAATGACGGCGTGGGGCGCTATCTGCTGCGCATCGCCGGCGGAGACTTGGCCGCTGAAGTGGTCGTAAAATACGCCGGCAGCCGCCAGCTTCTGGAATCCATCGCCACCTTGCCGTTGCAGCGACAGCGTGACATTGCCACGGGCAACGAGCTGGTGCGTGTCGTTGTGCGTGGGCAGGAAGGCTATAAAACCGTTATGAAGCGGGCCGACGATATGAGTATTTCAGAGCTGTACGCTATTTTCAGGTCCGGTGGGATGCTCAGTGTCGAAGACCAGATCGCGCTTTACGAGAGGGCGCTTGAAAGAAACAAGAAAAAGCATGTCAACGTGTCTATCCGTTTCGATGCCTCCAAAAACATGAAGGTTGGGCATAAATACGTCAGTATGGGAGGCAGGCGCGTCAACTTCTGGGACATTGCCAAGGCTATGGGCGAGTTCTGCGGGATCGATCTGGTGAAGATCATCGAGCAGCAGTCTCCGAAGATGCCTTAAATAGTCGTGATGCGAGTACGCTGAGGGCCAATGGATAAATCCGAAATCGAAAAGCTGATGGATCTCGCCGGCGAGACGGACCGCGCCGCCCTGGGCACCATGTACAACGCCTGGGTGCGCAAGTTTGCAGCCTACAAGGAGGACGACAGCCGATCCAACCTGGCCGAGTGGCAGGCCTCCGAAAAGGCCCTGAAGGCCAAGGTTGACGAGCTGACGGCAAAGCACCTGGATGCGGTGGATGCTGCGCCGCTGCCGGATCGCAAGGCGGCCTGGGAGTTTTTGCGGGCGCAGGGTTTTAAGGTGTCGTCTGGAAAGTTTTACGGCGATTGCTCCAAGAACATGGTCAAGGTCAATGCGGATGGCACGATCAACGAGGCCGAGGCCCTGGCTTATGCGGTGCGGTACCTGAAAAAGGTCAAGGGTGGCGATGCGGATGCGGTGTTGGATGACATTTTCAAGTCCAAGGCCAAGGCTGAATTGGACAAGACCCTGGTACAGGAAGAAAAGCTGCGCTTTGAATTGGAGCGCGAGCGCGGAAATTATCTGCCGAGGGCCGATGTCATGACCCAGTTCGCCGTCAAGTGGGGCACGCTGGAGGCCTCGCTGCGCCATCTGCTGCGGACCCGGGCGCGGGATTGGATTTATGCGTGCGGAGGAGATGCCAAAAAATTCGACATGTTCGTGGCCCTGGTGGGTTCGGAGATGGATGAGATTTTCAACTCGATGGCGACCATCGAGGATCTGGAGATTTCTCTGGTGGTGGATGGCGGATCAGATTGAAATTTTATAAGAATCTGGGGGGAAAATGACGGAAGTAAAAAACCCATGCCTAAAATGCGATTGGCATCTTTCGGGCGGCGACAAAAACACAAAAAAGTGCGGTTTGTGCGCTGAAAGATGGGCCTATGCAAAGTCTATTGACCCAAGAATCCCCATTATAGTTCCGATCGATGGTGCGGCTGCTCCGGAACTGTCGCCAGATCAACCACAAACAAAGCGCCGCGGTAGGCCACCGAAAAATCGAACCGAAAGCATTGCCCAGGCAGAGCAAGTTGCCAAGCGCCGTTATGTCAAAGCAAAAACGACGAAGGTTAAAGCTGAGGAGGATAAGGTGAGTATCAAGATGAAAACGTGCAGAAGCGACCGATGCGAACATGCAGGACAGGCCCAGCCGGTCGAAAACTTTATGAGATCCAAGATGAGCCGCGACGGATATATGCACCTGTGCAAGCTGTGTTACTCCGCACAGGTCAGGGACCGCGTAGGGCTGAAGTCCAGGACCGGAACTTCTCTTGAGATTCGCTTCGACAAGTATCCGGACATACTGCCGGCGCTGGCAGATCTGGCCGATAGGGAGTGTCGCACGGTCGAGATGCAGGCGCTTGCTATTATTCGGGCGGCTGTTTTGCCTCAGATGGCCGCGCAACGATAGGGATTGCGGCCCCTCCGAAGAGGGGCCTTGAAGGGGCTATTTTAGGTATGCGTGAAGGGCTTTTAAAACTATATCGCGGAGAGAGTCGGCGTCATCGACGGCCCGGTGTTTCGCTTTGTCCCAAAGCTCCTGGGGGATATCCCGAAGCAGGTAATTACCTCCGCTATTTGTCTCCTTGTAAATCCGATGGGCTATGTGCGCCACGTTTACGGGCTTACCTGCCGCCCGAAGGCTGGCTATCTCAGCCGATATCGCCGGTTCGCACTGGCGGCAAAGTAGTGTCCCACCCAATGCGATGCTGCCTTTCAAATTCCCACACGCTGCGCAAAGTGTTGGCATATCAACATCTTTCTCCGCGTGTAGGATGCGCAGCCCCCTTAGATTTTTTACATGCGGCCCATATGGATGCTCGGTTGGTTGATGTACTCCAATATTTTTTCATAGGTGTCCTGAGATTCGCGTTCTGCCTCTCGTACTCCTTGGGCCAGCCGGAATCTTACACCGCCCAGGTAAACGATGTGCTGCCCTTTTTTTGGATCGAGTCCGAAAATTGTTCCGTAGTCGTCGCCGATAATGAGTTGTTTTTGCATGGTGACCTCCGTTTAGTGTTGCCGTTTGTTGATTATAATATGCATCATGATAATCATGATGTCAAGAAAAAAATGAGGCAGGGAAAATAATTTTTTAGGTCCGCAATGACTTTTGGCGACAAAAAAGGAGATGCATCATGGGGTATAGAGACGAAATGCACGAGACACCGGCCGAGGAAGCGGTGCGCAATCTTAGGGAGCAATGCGTTAAAAAACTGAAGGTTGTGTGGGGCAACTGGCATCATGATTTTGACGTTACAAGCCAGCCAGCGAACGCACACGGAGTAATGGTAGTGCATGTGACCGATGAATCAATGAATGAATTATTGGAAGCCGATCATTGGCCGGCGCCGTGCAAGCAATGTGGTAACGAGGTCCGAGGCCAAGGCGGGTACTTGTCTTGCGAATGCCCTGACAAATAGGTCCGCAATGACCAGGAAAGCAAAACCATGACCACCAACGCCATGCAACCAGCGCCATCCCCTGCCCTGCCCATCGATCCCAAGTGGATTGCGGCCATTGGTGGGCCTGCGGCGCTGGCGGAGGGGTATGCGCTGCCGATTCGGCGGGAGGCGGGGCGCTGGGTGCTGCCGGTGCGCTGGTCGCGGGCCGAGCGGCGGGCGATGCGTAAAAAGCGCCAGGTGCCGGTGTCCGAGTGGGCCGAGCGCTGCCGGGTGCTGCCGTCGACGGCGCGGCATGGGGGGCCCTGGCGCAATTCGTCGGTGGCGTATCTGGCGGGGATTATGGATGCGTCGTTTTTTCCGTCGGTGGAAGAGATCATCGTGTGCGCGGCGCCGCAAACGGGCAAGACGGAGGCGGTTTATACGTGCCTGGGGTATGCCTCGGACATGCGGCCGGGCAATGCGATGATCGTCTTTCCGGATGAGCAGACGGCCAAGGACAACGCCAAGGACCGCCTGGCGCCGATGTTTTCCGATTCGTCGGCGCTGCGCGAGCATCTGACGGGGTACACGGACGACCTAGGGGCGATCAAGATCAAGCTGCGGCACATGATCATGTACCTGGCCTGGAGCAATTCGCCTTCTCGGCTGGCCAACCGGCCGGCGATGTACGGGTACGCGGATGAAGAGGATAAGTATCCGACCACGGCGAGCAAAAAAGAGGCCTCGCCCGTGGATCTGCTCAAAAAGCGCATGCGCACATTCGTGGGCGTTCGCAAGCTGTGGCGCACCAGCTCGCCGACCATCGAGACCGGCCCGATCTGGACGGCGCTGACCAAAGAGGCCCAGGTGGTGTTCGACTACCACGCCAAGTGCCCGGAGTGCGGCCGTTATCAG